AGGTGCATCTATTTTTACTGGCTCTTCTCCCAATTTTTCCAATCTTGCTGTTAAATTAGCAAGTGGAAAGATGACAGATGAAGAAGTTCGTGAGATGTATTCTTCCGGTTCCTATAAAAAGAAACCCCCGCGTATCTTTGCGCAGTCGAGTCTAGAATTAACTCAACTCAAAAATAACAATTCAACTTCTTCTGGAATAGGGAAAATTTCAGAAGGTCTTTCAACTCTATCTCGAATTCCAATTATCGGTAATCTTTTTACAAAACCTGCGTGGATTTCTGCTCAGGCTGCAAATATTTTCAAGCTTTTAGGTTATTCAAAACCAACAGTTCAAGGCTTACCTTGTGAATCAAAGTTGCGTGGTCAAGTTCGAATGGCAAATTATGATGGTGCTGACACTTCACATAAGTTGGCTCTATCTTCATCAAATGAAATAGAAACTAAAAGTGGTTTGTCTGGAACTTCTTCAGATGAAATGGCACTTTCTCATGTTCTCTCAATTCCCAACTTTTGGGATACTTTTACTTGGTCTTCAACCGGTACTAGTTCTGAGACTGGTACAATTTTGTGGGATAATTACGTAACTCCAATGAAAATTAAAAATTATTCATCGACGATAACTGATAGATTTAGAACAACCCATATGGGTTATGTAGCAAATAGTTTTGGTATGTGGCGTGGTAGTATAGTTTATACATTTAAGTTTGTTAAGACGCAATACCATTCAGGTAGATTGCGCATTAGTTTTATACCCTTTTATTTTAATACGACTATTTCAACGGGAACACCCGATGTATCTAAGACTCAAAAAATGATTGTTGATTTGCGAACCTCTACTGAAGTATCTTTCACAGTTCCATACATTTCGTCTCGCCCTTGGATGTATTGCATTCGACCAGAATCACAATGGTTGGGTGATGATAATTCCTTGATGTACAATGCTGTAACAGGTATTGTTAGAGTTGAGGTGTTGAACAAATTGGTTGCTGCCAATAATGTACATTCTAGCATTGATACTATTGTTGAAGTTCATGGAGGTCCTGATTTGACGTTTGCTAATCCAACTTGTCCTTCGTACGTTCCTTATGGTGGGGCACTTACAGCTTTGGCTGAAGAGCGTTCTGCTAATGAGATTCGTCAGGAGTATGAAGTTGTGCGACCAAAAGCACAAATGTCATTAATGGGAGTGAATGAAGCTATACCTCGAAATGAAGCTCAGAAAGGTATTCACCCTCCTTCTATTGATACTCATGAAATTGATGCAAATTGGTCTCCTGAGGCTCATTGTGTTGGTGAAAAAATTATGTCTATTCGTCAGTTAATTAAGCGATTTGGTAGAGTTAATGCAGGTAATGTTACATTGAATGCTGATGCTACAGCAAATGCTATAGTTTTGGCCCCATTTTCACAACAAATAGCTACAAATACTGTAGCTACTACTCGTAATGTATCACAATTAGATTATTATTATTATCTTTATGCTTTTTGGCGCGGTTCTATGCGTTATAAAATGATTTCAGAAACAGTGGTTGGAACGAGTGGTAGAGTTAAGAGTAATTTTTCTTGGGATATTTCTATGTTTAATTCAATTCAAGATACTATGAATACACTTGTTGGCTATTTTAGCACAACAGTAAATATAGTAACGACAGCTTTGTTAGGACCTAGTGTCACAAATTCAGAATCGTCTAACATCATTGTTGATCCTACACTTGAAGGTGTTGTTGAGTTTGAGGTACCTTATTATAATATATCTCATATTTCCCCAGCTACTCAGTATAGTTCAACAGATCGACCCTTAAATATTTCAAATATGTTGAAGGGCCATATCCCACCGTGTTGTGTTACTTTGACACCACGGACATCAACAGCGACTACTAATTCCGTTTTTAGTTCATTTTGGAAAGCACCTGGAGATGATTACTCGCTTT